CAACGATCAGTTGTTGTTGGATTTGCTACTACGATAGCAAATCGTTCTCAAGCAGTTGGTATTCAAACTTTTACTTCTACAAATGGAACTATAAGAGTTTTAGATACTGATCTGAATTTTTCAGACGTTAGTGATAGATATGACCATAGACGAGGATTCAGGCCTGGAGTGGGCCACCTGTATCCTCGTGGTGGAGAATGAAATTACTAAATACTATCGCCTGATTCCATATGATACATGTCAGAAGAATTAAAGAAGGAAAAACCTAAGGGCCCTTTAGGTAAACTGAAGGATAAAGTTGAAGACTCCGAAGAGCAACTGATGATTTTGAGTACCCTCGTTAGATTGGGTATTCTCATCTGGAGTGGAGGGATCTTAACACTTAATTATGTTACAATCCCAGGTCTTCCCCAACAAAAGATTGATCCAACTTTCATAGCATCCGTCTTCACGGGCGTGCTAGCGACTTTTGGCGTCCAGACTGCTAAGAAGTCTGGCGATGGAACTATGAAAATGAATGGTGCTGGACAAGTAAGTAAAGCTGACCTTGAAAAACTAATTGAAAGGGCTGCTAACACTGCTCCTGCTCAGACCATTAGAATTGAGCAAGCTCCTATGGTTATTGCTCCTACTACTAACCCACCTCCTAAGGTATAAAATTATGCAAAAAATTATTAATGCACTAGCAGTGTTATCTTTTCTAGGAACTGCTGGTATCATCGGTACTGGTGCAGTTGTCTATCTACAACGTGATGCTATTGCTGAACGTGCTAAAGAACGTGTTACCAAAGCAGTAACAGAAGCAGTTGCTGGTGCCCTTCCTGGAATGATGGATGCTGCAATGCCTGAACTACCTTCTACAACTGGTGGTGCTATGCCTATTCCTAGCGGTGGTGGTGGACTCCCTGGACTTCCTAGATGAACTTCGACCTGAGTATCGAAGACGTTACGATCATCCATAATGCTCTTCATTATTATAAAAAAGTGGAGAAGAAAGGAAACTTTCAACAATATGATAATGATCGTATAAATGCCGTGAGAGATAAGTTAGCTTATCAATTGATTCCTAGTAGGTTTAGTGACAATGGAGATACCTGATATTGGTACGGGGGATATTTCTATTCGTAGTGTCGGACTTAATCGAATTGATATCCCAAATATCTATGTTAATGATTGGTTGATTCAAAATCCACCAATGGCAATACCAATCTATCCACCTGTTACCAGTGTGGTAGGAACTCCTGTTGTCAACATGCCAGGCTGTGTTGAAGCACACCAAGAAAGTGATAAGAATACTGCCTTGAAGGAAGATGATCCTGATGGCACAAGGGTGTACTGCGATGCAGGTTCACCCTCTTTTTATCCTATAGATTATGATGCATCAAGACTTGAACTGACACAACAAAAGCAAGAACCACCACCAATTAAACCACCCAAAGCCCCAGAAACAGAAACACCAGAAACTCCTTCTGTACCTAATACAGGAGATACTGGTAATGTAGAATGCCCAACGAGGGCCCAAGAATTAAAAGAACCAGTTGGACATATCAAAGGAGACTTGAAGGTCACTGGATATGAACTGGTTGGTAAGGAATGTATTCAGGTTACTGAAAAGATTGAGGTTGTAGAACAGATTGTAGGTAATATCCCATCAGCAGGTGCTGTAACTGCCACTGCTTCTATTGCTGTTGTTGCAACGTCCTCTGCTATCCTTGCAAAACCTCTCGCTGATATGCTTTTGAAGGTGGTAAAACCTGTTGTTAAAAAAGTTATAAAGAAGGTTCAAGGATTGCTAGGTAAAACTCCTCCCAAGTTAAGTCCTGCTGAGATTCGAGCAGACAAATACCGTGAGAAGAAGGGATTACCACCTATTAAATGGCATAAAAAGAAGAAAAAAGACTAAGGTTTACCTATAGAGAATGTTCCTAGGTCTTCTGCTGTACCATTAGCTTTGGTACTTGGAATAGAGTGAACGTGTGGTCTAATTGTATTAACACCTTGCACTACCACATCTGCACAGATGGAATAGTATGGGCTCTTGGGGTGAAATGAAATGCCTTTTTGTAAAAGTTCGCCACAATTTTTTAAACGGGCTATCTCAAAGTCGAGGCGTTTGTTGGCAACTAGTTGTGCCTGTAATTCTGTATGTGTATCTGCTGCTTTCTTACAACGATCTTGTAGACTATTATCCAACGGCCATGAGAGAGTTGCCGATAAACCAATATTAGTTGACAAATTATCTTGCTGTCCTGTGCGAACTGGTTTCTGCCAGATCACGCTGCCAGGATTGTCTGGTATGCCGTCTCCTACAATCTCATCTACCATGACGGTCATGTCTGCACCATCTTCAAACCAACGGGTGCCATCGTCTTTGGTACGATTATCATACCAAGGTTCCCATGGGTAGTTCTTTACGTTCTTTTGGACTTGGATAGTTCTACCAGTGAAGTCAGTCATATCATACTGAGGCTCAAAGTATCTACTCTCCCAAGGGTCCTGATAACTTCTTCCATGTGTAATGAATGGAGTTACGTTAAGAGTAGGACCTTGGCAGCTGATACCATTGCCATAGGTATTGGTTATGTATGGACCTTGTAGGACCTGAATAGCCTGGTTGGTGACTGAGCCTGAGCTGTTTGCAATGGGGTTAGCCGTTGCACTTACACCCCCTACATTTTCCGCCAGTGTGGCAGGGGCAATCGCAAGTTGAGTTAGACATAGTGCTACTGGGTAAAGATACTTGTGGTGTCTGTGACGCTGGTGACCTCGGTCACTCTCTGGATTACCGTCTGATTCGTGACGCCTGGCCCACGGTAATGTTGTGAAAATTGGAATGCTCCACCTGGTGTTGTCAGTGTGAAGTTTGAACCTGTTAAATCTGCTGAGGTGTTGTTGCTTGTTACGCTTCCCTCTATCCCTCCTAGTGGAGTCACAGTGACTGTGTTTGTATTTGTGTTGGGGTTCAATGGTTGCCCGTTGTTGGACACGCCTACCCCCGAAACCGAGTATTCCCATCCTGTTGAATAATCTATAGAATTAATCGTTTCAGTAACCTTACTTGTGGTTTCTGTATGGCTGGTCATTGAGCCTTGGGTGAAGTTTGGCACCACGGGCACGGAGTGGGCGGGTTGTACCAATCCGTGCATGACTCCAAGAATCAATCCAAGACCGATTGCTTCTTGTAACCTAGACATAATATATATCTCCTTATCTGACCTCTAGTTCGGTTACAAATTGGCCAGTAGCAGTTGTACCTGCCCCACCAGCTGTTAGTGTCATTAGACCCTTAGTGTCAATAGTACCAGCCAGATCACCAGCAACACCAGCAGCATTACTAGTCATTGATCCGAAGTTACCAACAGCACCTACGGAAGGAGCAGAAGTGGGCACTGCATCAGCCTGTGTGTATGTAGCTGAGTAGCTGAATGCATTTCCAGATGTTACTTGAGTAGCAGCAATAGTACCTGGACTCATGACACCACTGGTGATTGTTCCAGCAGAGATAGTATTAGCAGTAGAACCATCAGTAGTGGCCACTCCACTTCCTGATACGCTATATGAACTTCCCAACCTGGTTGCTTGAGTAGCAGCAGACTGGACATTTAGTTGGACACTAGAACTAATCTTATGCGTCATATCGGCATGTGCGGGTGCCGTCAATCCTAACATTGCAAGAAGCACAAGAGCTCTTTTCATATGTTTAATGAGACCTTCAGGCGTATTTATATTTAATTTTTTTAAAAAAATGATACAATGTACGCCACGATACCTTAATCATCTTCAATAAATCTTAAGTTTAGACCAGATAAGTCTATCAATACTCTTGTAAGTCTTTGTCCAGAGTCTTCTCTGTTTGTAGAAGTTAATACTTTGCCATTGGTTTCTTTGAAATCAATGTAAGATGAATTTGCTGTGGGGTTTAAGAATCCAAAACCAGGAACATTGGGAGTATCTTTTTGCAATAACATTGTTCCGCCTTCATATCCAGATGCAGTGATGGTAACTGGGTTAGTACCAACTTCTGAGTACCAGATGGCTCTGAGATCTAACTCAATGGTATTGTTTGGTATTCCTCCAGGCACTTGTTTCAACGCAGCAACATCAATATAAATTGCTTCCCAACCTTCTGTGTCTTCTGTATTGTCTCCACCCCATTGCATGTATACAATACTACCATCACCATTAGTGATTTGATTGCCTGGAGTAGACAATGGACCTCTTCTGGATCCACATTCACCACCGATATTTGGTGACAAAAATTTTGCAATAATATCTAAGTCTTTTCCATCCGTCCAGTTCCAGTAAAATACTAGGTAGTTACTGTAGAAAACTGCTGGATCAAATGTTGTTCCTCGGGATTTACCGATTCCAAATGCTAAAGGTGACATATTAACTAGGGATTACAAATGTGCCTTTCATACCACTGTGGGCGGTACATTGATACTCATAACTTGCTGGTGCGTCATGAGGGATTGTGAATATCTGTATTCCGTTCTGAGATCCACTGACGTATGTTCCTACACCTGTAGTTGTTCCTGTGAATTGAATACGGAATGGGTGTGAAGAACCAGTAGAGTTCTCGAACATATATGTAAATCCTCTCATTAAGTAGAGAGTAGGATTTGCGATAGTGTTTGGCATACCAGGGCCAGCAAAACGATAGTCACTAGCACCGTTAGAAGTTACATAATATCTGGTACAGAATCCTCTACCAGTTCCATTTGCAGTAATGAGATCGGTAACAAAACTACCAGCAGTTACAATACCTACAACATCTAGAGTAGTTGCAGTGAGGTTTGCAGCAGAACCACCAGAAACTCCAGTCAATCCAGATCCATCACCCACAAATGCAGTTGCAGTAACAACACCTGATACTGAGGTATTAGTTGTGATTGCAACCTGTTGACCCCCAATCCTTAGTTCAGCTGCACTTTCGATTGTTGGTGTACCTGCTGCACCAACTATATTCAGTTGTCTTACACCAAATGGTTTGTCTGCCATGGGTCCTATTTTTTAACTATTTATTCTGTAATTTTAATTGTGATATTTCCAGTGAAGGAAATAGGATTAGCTCCACCTTCCATTAACTTAGTTTGATCTGGTTCATTCCCCGTTGGAGCGTCCCATATCATAGGTGCTTGACTACCTTGCAAGTTGTATGAGTCTAACCAATTACTGTCATTTATATTATTACCAGCTTCTGTACCTGTATAGACAGCAGATGTTCCAGCAGCGTCTGTAATGCTTTCAAAACTACCTAGTGTACCCAACCATTGTCTAACATCTGCCCAGGTCCAATCTCTATTGTATTCCAACTTAGTTGCCATGAGACCAACAGCAATAGGAGTTGCTGAACTTGTTCCATTGAACAATCTATCTTCAGATTCAATAGAGGTGACTCCATCAAGGATGTAATATGCATCATATCGATTGTACCTAGTACCTGAGTTATCTTCACATGCTGAGAGACCTAAGTCACACATGGCCCACAAATCGATTGCGCTTCCAGTATTACTATAGAAAGTTTTACATTCTCTATAATATGTACCTATACCAGTTGTAGTACCCACTTCATCTCCTGCTCCTACTCCAAAGGATTTGTAGAAAATACTTCCATCATCTCCAGTTCTTTCTCCAATTTGTCCTGGATACCCTGGCCTATTGTAGAAAGTGTAATACTGAGTTCCAGACATACTGGAGTATAGTGCATTCCTTCTGGCGTCCTCTACACTTTCTTGTTGATTACTGTAGTAGTTATTGTAATCTGGGTGATCTCCGTTGACTTGTTTTTGATCTTGGTTTCCTGCTGCATAGAAATAGAGGACACCAGAATCTACCAGTTCTTTTCCAGCTTGGATAACACTATTGTCTGTCGAATAACAAATTCCCAACTGAGCATTATTGTATCCTACCAAACAGTTCGGTTTACTATTATATTGGACCATATCAGATCCATCCAAAGCTGTTTTACCATCGCCAGAAGCATTTCTATGGGAGATCCATCCAGTAGAATCTGGGGTTAGTCTATGTCCCCAACTGTTACTAGAGATCGTTGGATCTTTTGTTCCATATGCAGGATTAATTCTCTTACATCTATGGAATACTTTCTGTTGATCGAATCCAACTTCCCAACCACTGTTGTTGGTTCCGTAGTGATTCAAGAACCACTTATTTGAATTGTATGCCCAACCATATTGTCTACCATATGCTTGAGAAGCGCATGGAGTTGCATGGTAACCAGTACCAGTTTGATACGCAGTATTACTTCCATTACAAACTGATCTGCTGTAGAAAGTATTGACTAGAATCTGACCAAAATCAAAGTCGGATCCAGGCACTGCTGTCCCTGTTCCGATTCCTAGTGTTACAAACTTAGGTGATCTATAGGTTGTACTATTGTTTCTCCACCAGTTTCTTGCTGCTGCATCTGTAGGAACAGTAGTTCCATCCCATCTAGTCTCTAATCTGTTTGATGGATCAGCATTAAAGAAGTCTGGATCCAAATAATATGGTGCGTCTAAAGTTAGATCTAATAGATCACAAGTACCAACGGTAGTAGATATGCCACTATTAGATAATGCATTACCACCAACGTAATTTGTTGGAGTATCTGCTGTGGTAAGTGTACTGATACCTAAAGTATTTTGGAATTCAATGTGGCCAAACCACATATCCTGATCACATACAATAACATCTACGTCTTTACCAGTTCCGTATTGTGGTAGTCTATTACCTAGTTGGACACTAGCTCCTGTTGTTGATGCAACGCCATCTGTGTTATCTGCATTGGACCACCAACCACTTACCCAAGGACTCTCCCTTTGCATGTGTCTTAACATTTGGTGTGAACCTCTATTCTTGAGATCTGCACCTGGCGAAGAGGTTAGGTAATCATTGATGTTACCATACATATACCCTTGACACCACACATTACTTGGATACCTATTAACTTTCGTTAGAGGTGTGCTCATTGTTATGTCATCTGGGTTATCCATGAAGGTTCCTGGATAAGAAGCATGGTGGATGTTCACTCCAACCACGCTTGGGTGTTTCTTCAGTTCACCGACTTCCCAATCATCTAGAAGGTATATGCCTCTAACATCACTGTGTCCACAGTGACTGGCACAATCAACATGTCTAGATGGAATATTATCCTCTAGTGTCCCATCTAACATTAAAATTTCATGAATATGATCCCAGTCTTCTTTGGATTTACATAGAACTACATACTCTTTCTTGGCATCTGGGCCTGGAACTTGTGGTAGATTTTTTTTATACTCTTCAAAAGCTACTCTTCTTTCTTCGAGCCACTCTTCATACCCGTCTTCGTTAGATATCATTGTTTGACCTCCATCAAATCATTTTTTGTGAAGTGAATCTATATGTAGTGACTCCAGAGATTCCAGTTAGAGGAACTAGGTTCACTGTAACTACGTTGGATGACATGGAAACAGAAA